CTTCAAAGAATTATCTTAATTCTCTCAAGTCAAATGTTCTAACACCATCAACTGTGATTCTACCATAGAAACGGTTGTTAACCATCTTCTTAGCGTATCTAGTCATGATACCCTTGATAGGTGTGAAGTTGAATGGGTTATACATTGTTGGAGTTAATTGTAGAGGTACATATGGTGCGTAAACGTAACCAGTGTCAAGTAATGAAGTACCTTTGTGTCCCAACAATACTGTGTTAGGTGGGAAGTAAGGATCACGATATACTTGATATCTACCTGCTAATGTACCAACTCTTTCGATACCCATGTTGTATTGATCTTGCTCAGGAGCTGCGTTTGAAACGTGGAAGTACTCCAAGTCATCAAAAATAGCACTGATTTCAGAAGAAACAACGATCCAGTTAGCACCACCTCTCAATGTAGACTTGTGAATCTGAGCTGAGATTTGGTTGATAGCTGTGATAAGAGTTTGGTTCCAATCCTTTTGAGTGTATTGAGTTAAAGGATTTGCTGTAGTACCTCTCTTCCATCCGTTGTAGTCCCAACGTAATGTCCAAGCTGCACCTTTTCTTAAGTCTCTTAAGATTTCACGGTCGATTTCTGCTGCAACTTGCTCAGACAATAAAGCTGTTAATTCAGCTTCAGCGTCGATGTTGTGGAAAGCAGAAACGTCTTGTGCTAATTCAGGAGACCATTGAGCTCTAAGTTTTCTTTCTGTAACAGATACTGTTACTGACTCAAGGTCGAAAGAAACTTCACCGATAGCATCTTCGAATTCTAATTCTTTGTAGATTCTGTAAGTTGCAGTGAACGCTGAGTTCGCGTTAGTAGCACCTGAACCTGTAGTGTAACCTGAATATCCGTCGATAGAATCTGCAGTTACAGTACATGGAACTTGAGTGTCGATTTCCAAGTAGATAACACCATTTGCATCACAAAGGTTGTCATAAGTACCACCGTTACCAGTAGTTGGGAATACAGTTGCAGTATTTGGATTACCGTACTGAACGATACCCTTACCATACTGTTGAGTAACTACTCTGAACAACAAGTTACCGTTAGAAGCAACTGCTGAAGTTGAACTTAAACCAGAGAAGAAGTTGATTGCTGAGTTACCGTTGATAGCGATAGTCAATCCCGCCAAGAACGCCTCGTTGTCCATTTCGTTTCCATCAGGACCTACAAGTTTACCAGCACCAGCGTTGTTGAAACCTGACATAGCAACAAGAACTTTTCTGAATTCAGTAGCCGCAGGATAGTTGTAAGCTAACATACTGTCACCTACCCATCTTTGAGTTACCAAGTTTACAGTTCTTGCTGAGTACTCACCCTTAGAGTAATCGAACAAACCTTCTGGATCTAATCCTGGTTCAGTACCTTCGTAGAATCTATCGTATAAGTTTTTACCAGATCCGTAACCTACGTTTGGATCAGTAGGTCCGTTTGGTGCTCCGATAGGTGCGAAGTGACTGTTATTTGCTCTGTTTTGAATTTTTGGTACGAAGTAGAACAATTTACCGATAGGTAAGTTCATAGCTTGTACAGATACGATATCGTTAGCTAAAAGCTTAGAGAAAACTCTTCTAACGATTGGGAAAACTACAGTCTCGAATGAACCTGAATCTGTTGTAGATGCAGCCTCATTGATTAAGTATGAAGCTTGGTTTTCGTATAACTGAGCTACGTTTTCCTTCAAGTGACCCTTAAGACCCTCAAGGAATCCTAATTTGTCCCACTTGTTGATTGTGTCTTCTTTGATAACTTTCAAGTGCTTAAGACCGATGTTACCAACAAGACCTGATTCTAATAATGCTCCCATTTTAATTTTTTTTTAGGATGTTTATTTATTAATTTTACCCATTAAATCCTTCATTCTTAAGAACTGTGGATTTTCATAAGTTTTGCTCTCAATTAAAGTTGTAGAAGAACCAGCAGTTGGAGTTTGTTGTAGTTTTGTTTCAACAGACTCAGTTACAACTGATTGTGAACTTAATTCGTCTTTAACTGTCTTGTAAAGAGCTTTTGATTCCTTTAAAGTTTCAACATTGTCAAAACGTCTAAGGATGTTGATTTTTTCTTGTTTAGTCGTGGAGTTTTCAGTAAATAGTCTAACAGCATATGCAAGATTAGAATTGAATACTGCAACTTCGTTGAGCTTGTCTTTGAATATATTAAGAGCTTTTCTGTATTCGTCATTTTTAGCTCTTAATGATTCAACTTCTTCTGCGAGAGCAGAATTTGGAATTACTTTCATTTTAGGTAGTCCACCTTGTGGAGAATTTCTACGTCCGTTTCCTTTGGTTCTTGCAGCTTCAGTAGTTTCGTAATCTTTGTGTGACTTAGAGTCATCACCTTTCTTACCTCCCCACTCTTCGCTGGTTTCGTAATCTTTGTGTGACTTAGAGTCATCACCTTTCTTACCTCCCCACTCTTCAGTAGTTTCATAGTCTTTGTGAGATTTAGAATCATCACCTTTCTTACCTCCCCACTCTTCAGACATTTCTTCGATGTCTTCAGTCTCGGTTACACCACCCTTCAACTTAGAAGGATATTTGAAGTTTGGTTTACCCATACCTTCACCTTTTGGTTTTACTGTCATTTCACCTTCAGTCATTTCTTCAATGTCTTCGGTTTCTGTGACACCACCCTTCATCTTAGAAGGATATTTGAAGTTTGGTTTACCCATACCTTCACCTTTTGGAGTAACTGTCATTTTTTCTTCTGACATCATTTCCTCCTCATCATCGTCGTCTTCGTCATCCATTTCGATTTCGAATACGAATTCATCTTCCAAACCTTCTGCGTCTGAATCGTCGTCCATCATTTCGTCGATAGATTCCTCTTCTTCTGACTCACCAAGATCAATTTTATATTCAACATCAGAATTCTCATCTTTCAAATGAATTTCTTCTCCGTCTTTCTTTACAATGATTCCGTCTTCATCACCCATCGCTTTGAACACCTTAAGAATTTCTTCGTCAGATGCACCTGTCAAATCAAGTGGTAACATAACTTCCTCATCGTCCATGTCGAGTTCGAAGTCATCATCAGATTCTTCAGAGTCCATACTCATTGTGTCCAATTCGATTTCCTCCTCATCATCATTATCAGATTCCTCTTCTGTGTCGTCGATATCGAGTTCCATTTCCTGTTCAGCCATTGTTGACTCTTCTTCTTTTTTTGAACTTTCCATCTCCATTCCTTCTCCAATCTCTTCTTCAAGAGATTCTTTTACTAATTCTTTGATTTCTTCCTTCATAGTAGAAGCAAGTATTCCTTTTGCGTTTTCTGTAACGGCTTCTTCCAAATTTTTCATTTGTAGTAATGCCTCTTCAACTAAAGATTTTTCTTTATTACTCATCTTTATTTTTTTTTGCAAACGTTAT